CCGAGTTCTGACCAGTTGCGCTTCTTCTTGAATACACCATCACCGTCACGCTCAACACAGGTGTCATCAGATGGTTCAGGCGACGTATTTCCTTCGATTGTCCATACGCCCCAATCATGAACCTCAATGACGATACCTATGTGACCGATGCGTCCCAGTTGTGAGAAGTAGAACAGCGCACAGTCACCAACACGAATCTTCGCTGGATTAGCCTTTGCTTCGGCTGTCGAGACCCACTTGCCATTTGCCTTACCCCATTTACTCCAGTCAGGAGTGTAGCCAGAACGAGGGAAAGTCGGGTCATATGTAATACCTAACTCAGTAGCGGCACTCTTCATGCGGAACCGAACAAAAGCCGCACACCAAGGTGAACCGGGCGGGATTGGTGGTTTACACGAAGCCTGATAAGCCTCGACCGCTTTGCCACGATTCTCACCTACTTCTAGTGTTCCGACGTTTGCTACCGCCTTACTTGCCGCCAACAACGCAATCGCACGACTCATATGCACCTCCGATAATCAGTATTATAGTTGCATTATTGACAACTACCATTTTTAGCCTATGACGCAATAAAAAACCCCCATGTTTCCATGGAGGTTCGAATCACTTAGTTGCCTTCATCAGTCTTGCTGTGTCTCTGTCGCACACTTCCCAGTCCTTGGCGACGATGTCCTTGTACGTGAGCATCATGATGCGCTTTGTGTCATCACTGTAGTTCTCCAAGATGAGGTCGTCAAAGTCAACATAACAGACGGCTCTCAACCCCCATCCAGTGCGATAGATACTCATGCCTTTTTTATTGGCGTAGTCAAAAGCCTTGTCGAATTTCACTTGCCTTGTAGTAACCTCGTTGCCTGTTGGAATACGCTTGGGTTATGCATCTTCCTAGTAGCATTCTCCTGTTGAGAGCGAGCGTACATCTCAGACGCAATTTGCATTGATGACTGAATGCTCTTACGGAGTTCACGGACATTGTCAATGTCATCCATATGGTAGTCCTCAGCAATCATGGCTGATTCTAACCGATTGACGAGATTCAATGTTTCCAAACAATAGTCGAGTGTTATCTTGGTCGTTCCATTGACCGTACTCTTATCCTTCACTGTAAGCCTCCACAAGCCCTATACAGAGCCTTTACTTGATTGACCAGTACTTTACTGATGTGGCAATCTTACAACACACTATAGACAGATGTCAACTGTAGTGACAAAGAAATATTTTTACAAAGTGTGTAGAAAGCACTTGACATACTATTATTCATGTGCAATACTATTGTCATCAAGTTCGGAGGAATCAAAACAATGACTGTATATCAACGCAAATCGATGGCAATCGCAACCGTCTCCGCCCATGGGGGGCGTGTCCTGAAGTTGAAGAAACAAGATGGATACCTAGTGACATTTGAAGGTCAATACATCACCCTCAAGTCACTCGTTGAATTGGAATCATTCGCACAAGGATTGGCGAAATGAAAAATAAACTAGTCAACACCCTTTGTTATGAATCCAACATCGATGCCATCGCAAAGGTGCTGGACGAGGCGATTGAGTGGAACCAGACGCACCGCTTAATCACTGTTGAAGACCTGATTCGCCGGTTGTGCAAAAAGCACTACCTCCTGTCATCGGGTCGTAGAGACAACTTTTAAAAATATTTTGTAAAGTGTCAACAAAACACTTGCAATACTTGAAAAGACGTGCAATACTATTGTCATCAAGTTCGGAGGAAAACAAATGACACCTGAAATCAAGACAATCATCAACAAGTTGGATGCAACAGCGATGAAGGCAATCGCCCTCAACACTCTGTTCGGTGACTATGACCTCGGAGTCGTAACCCGCACGGCGGAAACCCTCATTGAGTGGAACAACACTCGTGAGAACGATGAAATTGGCAAACTCATCGAGCAACTCAACAACCGTGGATGGGAACTCTTTGAAGCCCAAGTGACAAAGTAGGAGGAGAAAATATGGATAGTCAGTGGAAAGCGTGGCTGGACGCTAATGTTCCAGCCCTCAAGGGCGGTGAGGGGTGGTTGGACATCCCTCGTGGTGTTGAAGCCGAGTTATTCGGCTGTGATGTGTGCGAGACACACACATACACTCTTAGCGGTGTCTACACCGTAGCGGGTGATGACCAGACGGTCAATACCCCAATCTCTGTTTGCGCTGAGTGCAAAGACGCACTCGAATGGGGCGGTGGCAAATAAGTCACCAAACCATAGCCACACAAGCCCGTATGAGTCTCATACGGGCTTGTTAGCATCGAGAGCCTTATCAATGGCTACTCTGAGTTTCCTGATGTCCTCCACGGGCATTTTTACAATGGATGACACAAGTGCCTCAACAAGGGCATCTCCCTGAAGGTTGACTTCAGGGATACCAGTCTTCTTACGAATCCAAGAACTAACCCAAGACATCAGGTTACGCTGACCGTAAGTTGTCCAGCCAAGAACTTGAATACGTCACCAGAGGACACAACCTTAGATGGCGAAATAGCACCATTAAAGAGAAGGTTGCCACCCGAAACAGTGTCCCAAATACCAACGTGAGTTACAGTTCCTGACCAAGTGACAGTACCTGATGCAGGGAAGACGATTTCAGCCACGTTTGTAGATTGCGCTGTGCCAGCCGTAGTGGTGTTCCAACCAGTACCAGTCGTTACACCGATACGGGCATAGTTTCCACCAGTGACTTCGTTTGCACCAGTATCCGCTGGGTCAGCCGTATGTAGGGAAATAAATACGGTAGTAGGAGCCGTTCCAAGTCCTACGCCTCCTTCAAACGCCCAGCCGAGGATTCTGTCCTCAAGATAATTCGAAAATGCTGACATTTACTTTCACTCCTAAGTTGGGTCGATACCCGTCAATGGATTCATTCCAGCCGAACTTGCCACAGTCGCAGTCCAAGCGGCAGTAGTGTCATTCTCCTTGTACACCGTCAAGGTGCTTCCAGAAATTGCACTAGCATTCCGCAAGACTTGCAACGCTGTTAGAACTGTGCGCTCCTCTTGCGTTCCATTGCCATCGCCTGATGAATCTAGTTTACGCCGAAGGATTCCATCTGCAATCTGTGCTTGCGACCATGTGTGGTCACCAAGGACAACAAACTCATCCCCAGTACCGGGAGTGCTTGTCAGTGCATCTACCGTAGCGAATGAACTCTCATTAGTTGCAATGTACGTGTATACACTTACATTCATTGATTGACCAGTTAGTGCCCCACTCGTGAAGAGAATCGTCTGACCGTTATAGAAGTTATTCGTAGCAGTGTTGACGTTAGCCCTAAAGTACGTCGTCGAGTTTGCGGGGCTACCAGTGGCAAGAACCGTACCTTCCGTAACAAGGTTTGATTTGCGAAGCAAGTCCATCAACTTACCGAACGTACCAGCCGTCGTGTGACCTGAATACGCCTCATCCCAAACACCATCAGCAATCTCAGCCACAGCGTCTGTAGCCAAGGCTGATGCGGTCAAAGAGTTGGCGGCAAGGGTGGTTGCGGTGATTGCACCTGTGGCAAAAGACCCAGATGTGATTCCACCCGTTGCTACGGAAGCCACTGAGCCAGCGACATTTCCAGACGATACGTTTAACTGAGCCGTACCAGTGCCACTAGTGATAATCGCACCCGCTGAACCAGATGCCACACTAGGCATAGCCGTGAGTCCAAGACGCACCGTATCAAGTGGGTCATACGCAACGAGGTCGTACTCGAGTAGAACTGGAGCGATACCAGTTCCCTTTATCATCACAACAGCGTGGTTAACACCAGCGGCAAAGACGGCGTTCGGGATACCAAACTCGTATAGTCCGGGCATATCCGTCGCATTGACCTGAATAAATCCACCTGATGACCATGTGCCAAGTGTTCCAGCCGAAAGAGTGATACTTCGACCAGTCGTTGTCGTATCACCGGGACGGAAGTAAAAAGCCGTAACCGATGCGTTGGTCAAGCCCGTCTTACCCGCACCAGTAGTAGAAGTACTGTCAAGGATGAAAACGTGTTCGAGCCTACTCGTCGAACCTGCCTTTACTGTAAGTTTAGCCATTTATTCCACCTGACATTCCTTGCGGTACGAGGATTCCACCAGCGGTTGTAGCGGTATCGACATACTCAATCTCTATGCCACCACAAACACGCTTCGTTGTAGTCTCAGTAAACGCACCCGTATTACCACTACGTGTTACCAGAGTTGAACCATGCGTACCAGCGGCATCCCAGTAGGAGGTTGCATTGACAGACAGAGTCCTCATATCCATGTTCGCCCCACCATTACTCTGGACAACAAGGTAGTACTTCGAACCACCTGTTAACACTGGGCAAGCATCGAGGAAGAACCTGAATGTGTCTCTCGTTTGCGCTCCTGAGCGGGTCTGAGCAAAATCTACAGTATTTGAATCAAGGACAGTCGTCCCGTTGGTGTCATATAGGATGAAGGAACCAGCAGTTGGCGTAGTAAAGCCGTATCTAAACGCTGACACCACAAAACTCCGAATCTTATACGACACACCAGTTGGCATGGTAAACGAGATTCCAATCTGAGTGTTCGTACCACCTGCCGCTATAGCGTCGTCAGCCTGAGCCTCAAACCTTGGGTATCCATACCAAATAGATGAAGTTCCGTATGCAAATCCAGCGTAACTAGCACTTGGAGTAGTGCCTAAAAGTGCGTAGATACTTCTGTGAGTAGCACTCCACTGACTATGACCAGCGTGAAGGCGTGGAGCCGTAATCGAGTTACCTGTACCCCAATTCACATTCGGGCCGAACTGAACAAAGTACGTCACACCCTTAGTCAGCGAGGCACTCAACCCAGTTAGCGTCTTCCACCCCGTTGTTTGTGCCGCCGTAGCATTAGTTGCGGTACTGATGGCTGTCCCCGGCGTAACCGTAGTACCAGAGGCGTATATGCCATAAAGAAGCGTACCGGGTGTACCAGTGACTGTCGTGACGTTTATAAGAATGCGGTCAACCGTTACTGTTTCCTCAGCAATAAACGTGCCACCGATGACGTTTCCTGTATTAGGCCCGACACTACCAGTCGTAACTGACCAAGCCACGTTTCCACGGAAAGGTTCTTGTTGAGTCAGGCTAATCCAATGAGGAAACGTACTTGCCGCCATTACCCTCTAAGCCCTCCAGCCATTCCGGGATGCACCATCAATCCTCCAGCGGATGGAGTATCAAAGTAGTCAAGAAATACCGTGAACTGAGGTATCTGAGTTGTTGTCTCAGTAAACGCACCCGATGCTCTTGTATTACGAGTCACCTGTTTAGCAATAAGCCCATTGAAGACTGAGTCGAATGTAGTCGCACCTATGTTCGCTACACGGAATTGATGAGTTTCGTCCGCAACATCACTGTAAACAACGTAATACTTATTTCCACCCGTCAATATAGGACACGCATCAAACGCATATTGCCTAACGCCTTCAGCGAAAGCACTTGAGTCTCGAGCCACACGTTTGTCATAGGAGTTTGCGTCAAGAATCGTAGTCCCGTCCGTGTCATACAGCCTGAGTTCAAAAGTGTTACCTCTTGCAATATCAGGTATGTGCCCAATGAACGCAACTGACTTTATCTTGTAACTAATGTCTGACGGCATCTGGAAGGAGAACCCCCATTCCGTATTCGTAGTGCCCGTAAATGAGACTAGGGTCTGATGAGTTGTTGTCAGTGAATGATATCCGTCCCAGTTAGTGCCATCTGAGTACATCACAGCCACGTAACCAGTTGCCTTCGTCACTGATGTTGTCAATCCAGTAGCGGGATACTCAAATTGCTGAGAGGTTGTAAAGTTACTCGTGAATGAAGTTCTGAATGTAGCCGAGTTGCCAACACCCCAGTTGTTCGCCGTGAAACCGAACCAATACCGAGTCCCCTTAGTAATCGACGCACTAATACCAGACAAGTTGTAGATTCCAGTTGCTCCACTGAACGTCGCTGAACCCGTACTACCAACAAGCCCTGAAGTGAAGTTTGGCGCACCAGCCGAATCAAGCGTGTATACGCCACCAACTATTGTCTTGTTGTTGACAGTCCCAGCCGTTGCCGTACAACACATCGCAATGTTCGTAACGGTTATTGTTTCAGTCGCATAGAGAACGCACCCAACACAGTTCGTAGCCGTGCTGTTACCTAATGCCACACCAGTAGACGTAATAGCACCGCCGTCAGTAGGGGTATTCCAACCATACGGAACTGTTATCCATCCGTCATACGATACTGATGGCATTTACTCACCTTTATCCAGCGGGAGTCTCAACACGCACCATCGTATCAAGAGAGGGGTCAACGACTATGCTATGACCTATGGCATTTCCTTGAGTCCGGTCAAGGTAAGAAGCCAGAAAGTAAATCAGTCCGTCGTCACAAAGACCATTCTCTGTAACAGATTGAACTTCGACACCCGGCACATTAGACTTCGGGACGTACATATAAGTGCCCGGCTCTGTCTCAACGACCCAGTTCAGACCATCCGCCCATACAGACAAAATCTGAATCGTTTGCGTCATGCTTTGATAGCCCCGGACTCAATCCATTTGAGCCTATGCCAGTAAAAAGCCCAAGTGAAGAGTAATCCGATACCGCAGTTCAATACTATCTCTGACCAATGAGGAGTGGAGAGCGTAATGACATTGAACAACCCACCGCCAGCCATACACGCTAGACTCACACGAATCCAAGACTTCATGAAGAAGTTCATCTTCTGGATTGGCGACTCATCATGCTGAATCAAGAACATGAATCCAGTCACCGATATTGCAATCAGTGTAGATGATACGAGGTTTACATATGTCCAGATACTCATCACGAATCCTTCTTCGGCTCGGATTTGCTTGCACTAAGTTTTGCAATCCCAGTCCTATCCAGAATCAGTTCAACACCCTTCAAGCCAAGTACGCCTAGTAGAAAGGCGAACCCAAGCATATACTTCGCATCTTTGACATGAAGCATATCGGCGACGATAGGTGTCAAGTATGTAGCGGAGGCAGTACCGGCAATGACGGAGCCGAATGATGCCCCAAGATTCTTACTCGAATCCTTACTTGCCATAATCAATGAACCAACGAATCCAGCAATTGCTTGCCCGACATTGATTCCGAGTTCTTCGGCTTTCATGCTATACGTCCTTCGTTGCTGAACTAATCGTCACGTATCGCTCAGACTCCTTTTGCGACTGAGCAATCTCACTTGCCACTTGCTTCTTGACTGACCCAACTGAGAACACTGGAGTGTCAGAATCTTGTCTCATGAAGAAGGCAATCAATGCGGTAACCATCGCTGGAACACCAGCCCTGATGCCTTCTATAGATGCTAATGTGAGCGACTTCATTATCGAGCCAAACGTGGCTGTATCAGCAATATGCTGAGCCTTCCACGCCGAGTCGAACTCAGGTGCGGCACTAGCAATGAATGCGCCGAGTGCTACGAAAAGTAACCGCCCAAATGCCACATCTTTCATAATTGGTCGCCATCCTCATCACTCATGATGTCGCAACTCAGGCTCAGTAGCAATGCATTGTCCCTACCGTTGTCAACACTTTCTACAGAGAAGACACGTCCTTCAATAGCACCACTCGTCACACGGATGCGGTCTCGTGGAAGTACGTCGGTATCGATTGGGACACGGATAGTCCAGTTAGAACGGGCTTGCATGACACCACCTTGGACAGACTCATTCCCAGATGACTGAACAATACGGCACTTGCAATAGGATGAGATTCGCCACTCGGTCAGAATCCCGCCAACACCGTCAGAGAGAGGTGAGTTACGGAGAATATCAGCGGTGGTTGGCAACGCTCGACGTGCCATCTCAGCACGGATAGGGCTTAGTTGGTCTTCAGGATACATGGCATCAGACTATCTCCATCGGTCTATATCGGCTTGCGGCCTTCATGCACTGGTCATACAACTGACTCATACGCACGTTCACGCTACCGTCTGATGCATCCGTCAACTCAACACAACGCTCAGCCTTCATCAACCACCCACGCCATGCCGCTCTCTTGATGTCATACAACTCCTTGTACGAAGGCCCTACATCAAGGAACTCAACACCGTTGTCTGTGGTGAGGCTGTTTCTACCAGAAGTATTCCAGTCTGGTTCTGTACTGCTGGTTGTCCCAGCAACGGTCACCTTATAGAGACGACCATTGAATGTGGCGGGGAATACTAAGTCACCAGTGGTGTAAACCGTATTGGCTTCCCAAAGTACACCCCGCTGAGATTCATCAACAACCGCAAGGATGTCGTCAGTGGACAATAGTGGTTGTCTGTCAGACGCACACATACGTGCAACTTCAAGAGCGACTTCCTCACGAGTTTTCATTAGGTTACCAATACCTCTCCACCATTTGCTCCACGCAACAATGCCGTCGAAGGCACTTCTTTCGAGCGAGACAGAATGGCAAAGGCAGTTACAAACCCACCAGTCGCACCCGAACCAATTGTCAAGACAAGGTCAAGGTAACGCTTTCGTTTTCGCATATCAATATGGAAGACGAAGAATTTATTGTCAGCAGTAGCGGTAGGGCTAAGCGAAGCAGGCCCGTTAGCACCCGTAACATCAGTAAAGCCAGACCCTGATACGTCTGACTCTTGAATCTTGCATGAAGATATGGCTACGTCGGTTGCACCCAGATACACGTAAACGGATGCCCAATCGTACTTGACCCCATTCTGAACCGAGTCAACTTCAGCCGTCGTGAAAGAAGCATTGTTGAGGATTGCGGCAGGTGGAGTGATGCCAACAATACGCTGGTCGAGGAAATTAATCATTGGTGTTACCAGAATAGCCCCCTCACTAGGAGAGGGCTATTCAATAAGGCACTAGATGAGGAGTTCTGCGCCAGTCACGCCACGGGTAGCCGCTGTGAATGGTGCTTCCTTCACCTCGAGGATAGCGAAACTACACGCCAATGTAGCGGCGGCCGCAGTACAGGTTACACGGAGGTAACGTCGTGTCTTGCGGGTATCGACATTGATGGCGTAAATCTTGTTGTCATCAGTCGATGCAGTCAAAGCACCAAATGTGCCACCTGTACCGTTACCGGATGCAGGGATGTCAACATAGCCGGAACCAGAAACATCAGAGTGCTGAAGTTTGAAGTTACCAGAAGCAACTCCACCAGCACCGATTACACCAAAGATGTAATAGATGACGGCATAGTCAGCCTTGATTCCATTCTGAACAGTGTCGAGTTCGACGGATGTCAGAGCAGTTCCAGATTGAGGTGACAGCAAGCGAACAATTCGCTGGTCAGTTGTACTAATCATAAAGGTTCTCCAGTGGGGATTGATTTCTCAACCCCCACTATGTCAAATCACTACGAACCCGCAGTGATAAGTCCGACGATTGGGCCGGGCTGGCGGTTTGCCGCTGTGGAGGAAGCGTTTCCAACGTCATGGACGTTGATATCGAATCGCTGTGTTCCACGGAGCGTCAGTTCGTCAGTCGTGAAGGCCGCGTGTTCGGAGAGTGCAAGAGTCACGTCACGTCGGTCACCAAGCATGGAACCCATGCGGAGGTCGCCGAGGAGTGCTGTAACTTGGTTGATAGCACTATCCTTTGGAAGAACCTGTGCAAACTCCACTGGGTAACCAAGGAAGTATGTACGAGCAATTCCGTTGATGATTTCGACACTGGAAGTACCAGCGGTGGCTTCAGCCAAGCGCACCATTACCTCATGGTAGAAGGAGCGGTGGACATACCACTTAGCATTTGGAGTGTCGGCAAACTGTGGGAGACGACCGACGATACGGCGGAAGTCACCAAGCGTCAGGGAGTTGAAGTTGGTGGCATAACCAGTACCCGTACCAACAACAAGTCCAGCGACGTTTGCAGGAGTTGCATCCAGACCCTTGAGTTTCTCACGGACTCCAACAATTCCACCAAAGGTAGAAGTGCCATCACCGTTGAAACCAGCACCGTCCTCAGCGAGAGCGAATGCATATGCAATTTCGTCAGCAACCGTGGAAGCGAGGTCAATTGCGCTGTCTTCGTTGAGTTCAACAGACAACTTAGCAAGTGCCGCCAACTTCTTGGCAATCAGACGAACTCTGTCCCACTGGAGTTCGGACTCAGTCACGTTGGTTGCTTCACCGACATAGTATGCGGTCAAGCCACCCTTGCGACGTGGGCGGGTTTGAGTATCGGAGGACATCGGCGTGACACGGGTGTTACGGCGGAATACACCGTACTGTTCACGGAGGTCGATGAGGTCGCTCAGGAACTCTTCAGGTACGAGGAATCCACCAGCCTCGTTCTCGTTCTCGACGTGACCCTTGATTTCGATGCCACGCTCTTTGCACCAGCGTTGTGCCTTGGTCTGACCAGCAGGGCCTGCAAGGAACCACATACCAAAGCGGTATGCCTTCAATGCTCGCTCCGACTTCGTCTCACCTTGGAATGGGCCGGTCTTCTGAACAGCCGACAAAGATGCCGCCTTGATAGCGTCAGTGCGGTCGTAGTTCTTGACAGCAGAAGCCTCTTCAACTTCCTTTACCTCTGGGTAAGGGAGTGAGTTGTCAGCGGTCTGACCAGCAAGGGACTTGAGGGACTTGATGCGAGCGAGAAGGCTCTCGTTGTTTGCAATCAGTTCCTGTGCGTCGTCCATCGAGAGAGTTGGGTCACCCAAGATTCCCTCAGCCATCTTCTTGTTTTCCGCAATTTGCGCTTCGTAATTGCGGATACGTGCGTTGATATCCATTAAACTAACCTTCCTGTGATGCGAGTTGCTGAAGCAACAGTTGGCGCATTAGCGTTTCACGTTTTGCTTCGTTGATAGCCTTTGCTTCTTCAGATTGTCCTTCAGTTGCTTCGACGGCATCACCGTCTCCGTCAACCGTATCGTCATCGTCATCAGCATCCGTATCGTCGAGTTCAGTAACTGACTTCGCTTCTTCAACCTCTGGTTGAGCAACTACTTCAGCAACTGGTTCTGCAACAGGCGTAGCAACCTGTTTCTTACGGGGCTTCTTGACAGGCTCCTCAGATACTACTGGGGCATCCTGTACTACTGGCTCTTCTACTTGCGGAGCATCTTCCCAGATGATTGCTTTCGATTCGCTTTCGACCTCATCGGTCAGTGCGGCAACCCCTGCATCGCACAGGGCTTTCCTTGCTAAAAGTCACTGGAATTGACTGGACTTCGTTTAGTGGGCGCACTCGCTCTGACAAGAACGACTTGCCAGCCAAATGGAACATATCCCACTCTTTCAACAATTTACCGTGATATGCGTCATACGCACCTTCATCTTCACCCTCAGACATAGCCTGAACCATTTCATAGTAGGCTTGCATCAAGTGGCTGAGGATTGTCGATAGAGCCTGTGGATTGACTTCAATCTCTGGCTTCTCACGCATCATCTCGCTAACAACGTCATCTGACTCTTGGCGCAACCTAGCCATAGGTTGAGGAGCCATCTGTGGAGCCTCATACTCGCCATTCTTTTGTGCCGACCCACAGGATGGACAGAACGACATACCCTTGTGCATACCACGTCCACACATCTTGCAAGCCGAGTATGGAGACACCATAACTTGTGCATAGTCAGGCATATAACCCTGCATAGCCATACGGCGACGCATCATCTCCTCTTCGGAGACTGGGGCACTATTTCGTCCGTAACCAACCATAGGAACCGTTTGCATATAACCCTGAGGGGCAAATGGCTCATCCATCGACTGCATTGCTGGGTACTGAGTAGATGGGGAAAGAATTGGCATATAGCCTTGGACGGCAGGATATGCGGTCGTGTTAGGCAAGATTGGCATATAGCCTTGCATTGAATCTTCTCGTGGAACCATGTAACGACGACGCATCATTTCTTCCTCCGCCATAGGAGCGTTATTAGTTATTGTATTCATTCCCTGTACTTCCGCACGTACTGGGAATGCATAAGTGTACGGTTTAGGGCGTACAAGAACTACTTGAGGGGATTGAGGTGCTGAATAACCCATCCCACACTTCATTGGATTTGCAATCTTCGTCAATGACCTTGCTCGATGAACAACTGTCGTTCCAGTCAATTCCATCTCACCTGAATCGTCAGACATTATACGAATCAAGTACGCTGGGTCACTCTCAACACCAATCATCTCATTACCCTTTGGCTCAGGAGTAACTCGACCGCTTGTTGACACACGCTCAATCTTGCCCATGGCACGACCACCAGCGGATTCCCATTGAACAAAATCACCAACACTCAACTCACTTGGTGTTGCTTTGACTTCCGCATCAATCAAACTCTTGAGTGATTTCACGTTTGCCATATTGCGAGGTTCGGCTGGCTTTGGAGTCAGACTAGCCTCAGCAAGGTTCCACCGGATGATTTGGCTTGCATTACCAACCGACTTTCGCTCAACAAGGTGGCTTGCCGCTCCACTCGAGAATCCGAGGCGACCTTCTTGACCAAGTTTTGCAATCATTTTGCGATATTCATCGCTAATCTCGATTTGACCCTCGTACCAAAGCCCAGCGTCTTTTACGACCACTCGACCCGTACCAACAGTCTGTTTACCAACAACTTCGTCCATGCCATGAGCATAGTAAAGGTTCATCTTGAAGGAGTCACCTACGTTTGTTGGTCGCCCAAAATCACATGATTGGGTAAAGAAGTCACCATCCAAGTCCGTTCCACCGAACCGAATCAGGTAACCACTGACTTTCCCACCCGATGTGACTTTGACCTCGTCACCGAATGTAACCAGTAAGTCTTTCATTGTATTAGTTCCGTTGTTATCCAATGCCTCATCCTATGCATCGTAAGGACTTGGACGGCACTAGCCGTCTCACTTACATTACGTTGTTTTTTTACGTTGTCAACTTGACACTACAAGTTCGTTCAGTGGTGTAAGCCGAACAACATTCCCCCATGTGTCATCCATATACGTCGTTGCAAATGACGATAGAGGAGTCCCACTTTCCCAGAGTGCGTACCTAGTTTTACCAAGTGTACTCTTCCTCTCGTCCGGTTGTAGGGACATGAACAACTGCTCGGAGGTTGGAATATCGGTATCAACACTTCCATCAAGCACCGGGACAGTGACACAACGGCATCGAGAATGAACGTGAGGATGCTGAGACAGAGGAGAGACTACACCATGTAGACCCCAGCAAACAGCACTCGTCTTCGTATCCGCTGAACACACCCGCTTGTACCCAAGGAGGTTTGACTTATTCTTCGCATAGGCAACCATAGCACCCGCTCGTGAAGCATGAAGCATCTCGTTGCGTACGATGTTCTCGTATTGATTGAATCCATTCATGCGAATGCCATTTAGCACCGCAAGAATATACGCTTGGTCTGATGTCTCTAGAGCGTCCTCGATGTTTCTCTTGAACGTCGTCGTAACGTCATTCACTAGTGCCGCTATAGACTCACCGTTCGAGGCTACGCCAGACAAGTCACTGATGTCGTAACTATCCGTGTCAACCCATTCAACACCCGGGTTCTGTTGGAGAGCCATATCCTTGACTTCCTCAGAAGCCGTCTCAGCCACACTGAACTGACCTGACTCAGTAAGTTCGACTACCTTTTCAGTAAACGACTCGATTGCTCCAATGTGCTTCTTACAAAGCGCAGTAGCCTGAGCCTTGGTCATGCCATTAGTGAGTTCGAGTGCCATCTTCTGACTTGAGGTAAATGACTTACCCCATGCGGTTTGCGCCGACTCAACTACGATTTGCTCTTGACGGAGAATGTCACGTTGAAGTTGTTTCGCACTGGAGTAGAGAGAAGAGTGGAAAGATTTTGCGGCAATGCCTTCTTCGGTTGAAAGCATATCTTCAGACCGCTTAGCCATGATGCGATTACGCATTCGCCTTGACCATGCAAAGCCCTCATCTCCACCCCATGCATCCCACGCCACTCTTCCATTGGACGGGAATCCTTCCTCACCCTCACGGAAACCCTCAGCCTTTTTATCTACTTCGTGTCTAGAGAAGAACGAGTACATACGCATGACTGTGTCACTGGACAGTTTTTCACGATTGACCAGTTGGTTAGCCCGAGCCCATGCAACACGAGTCCCACCAGAGTGACCCTCGTTACGCCAGTTGATGGCACGACGAGCGGCAGTAGCCATTGCGGATGTTGGGATGAATGTGTCAGCGGAACGAACTTCATACTGGACAAGTTTGATGTCCTCATCAAGTTCAAAGTCGTCACTCTTGACTTCAGTCTCTTTCATTGGAGGAGGAGCCGCTGGCATAACCCCACCAACCATACCAATTCCCTTAGCGTGGAAGACTTCAGCGTCTTGAGGTTGGACAAGTTCGCCAACAATCTTTCGTGCTTCAGCCCTATCAATGATGCCGCTTTCATACAGTGACGTAGAACGAGCAACCTTAGTGGTGTTGTCCTCATCAAGTGCATTGACATTGGAGTTGTCAAATGCGATTACGTCACCCTCTTGGATATCGGGGAACAGAGACAGAATCTTCAGCGTCAGCACATCAGCGAGTTGCTGTTGAAGGGGAACCATTCCGTCTTCCCAAGCCGCTTTTCGAGCCTCAGCATAGTTTGAGTAGGTGTTGCGCTCAAGACCAGCACCGAGACTGAGAACCATACAGTTCAATCCAAGTGCCGCACTAATACGCTCTTCAGGTTTGCGTCGCAAGCCATCGAGGTTCATCTCAGATGGGCTCATCGACAATCGGCTTACGTTGTATGGAGCCGTCATCACTGCGATTCCACCCGCAAAGTCAGAGGTGAAGTCCTCAGACAACTTATCCTTCATGGCACGAGCATCATCAACAGACATCTCGACCATGTCACCGGGAGACGGGCCTACCATCAAAGAAGGCATTGCGTTGTTGCGGACAAGAGCGTACGCCGTTGTTGACGATTGGTTGTCAGTGGCAATCTCTTTTAGGACGGCACTTAACTGAGTACGCCCTAAACGGATATCCTTCGGGTCACGCAAGTAAGCCCAGTGGATGATTTCCTCAGATGGGATGACGAACTGTCGTCCATCAACCGTATAGAGGTAGTTCTCGGTGGTAGTTGTTTGGTTACCTTCTGGTGAGACCATATCGCCGGGGAGGTATTGAAGGTAGTACTGTTGCTCACCTTCCTTAGCACCCTTGACTGGCATGATGCGAGCATAGGCATTACCCAGAACCTTGTAGTCCTGAATAATCCAACCCCACCATCGACTTGCTGGAATGTTTGGATATGGGTTCTTGATGACCGTCAGACAAGGATGCTCATCGATAATTTCGAACTTATCCGCACTTGTATTCGGAGTGTTCCTTCGAATGACAGGCTTTGACAAACCCCAGTTGCGGACATACCAGTCGATACCGATGGCAACAATTCCATTGAGACCAAGGTCACCAGTTTCCTTAGCCCAGTCACGAGTAGAACTCGGGAGACGCGTCGTAATCAGACTCGTCAGTTTGCCGTTTCCATACCTCGCTACGACACGACTCTGATTGCGGGATAGTGGAAGTTCACCCGCTGGGGCACTCTGTTTGAAGAACCCCTTCATACGCTCCCAAATTGCCATTGCTATCCCTCGATGAATTTCGTGACATTACTGTCAGCCCAAGAGACGCTATTGACTTCCCTTGCCCTGATAAACATCACGTTACCATCAGCCCCTACAAACTCCAGCCCGTAGCCTTTACCGAAACTGTAAACAACACCCTTGAACTCGCCATCACTACCGCAAGGCAATTTCGCCTTCAGACTCAGGCTTGTGTTTAAGAGTCCTTGAAATTTGATGATATTCATGTCTGTACTATATGCAAGCGTTTGTATACACGCAACAGAATAGGCGTGAAAAAAGAGCGAACTGGCATTCAGTCGCTCTTCTCTTGAAACTCGCTGTATGAGCCTTGTGGAGGCTCCTAGTTCACGTCTGGTGCGTTCGCCTCCATCGTACGTGCGTGACGTGCAACCGAATCAGCCTTTGCATCTTCATGCTTGAGTGCGATTCGAGTTGAATCAATGAGGAACCAAACAAACACAACGATGAGTAGGATTCGCCCTACGAGTTGAAGTGGACTAATCTTCATGTCGTCCACCATTACCCTTCCGGGTGTAAGCCTTACGGCTCTTGAAGACCGTGGGACGAGCCCATGGTCGCTCCGATGCTGGAATGCGGTCTTTGACCGACTTGCGGGCTTTTGTCATTTCCCGCTCACTGATTACGATTGTCTTCATTTGTACTCTCCTCCGAACTTGATTGATTAGATTATTGCATACATTTGAAGTGTTGTCAATAGCACTTACAACTATTTTTATAAGTGCTATTTAAATGACTCCTTCATTGCGTCAATCAGTCCCCGCAATTCATCAGCACGAATGTCGTAACACTCCCTACATATAGGCTTTGGCGGTGACTCCTTCGTCTCACCATCCTTTTCGAACGTAAACGGTGGAAGTCTGAGGTAGATTGTCTTCTCTTCCTTACAGTCATAGCATTTGGCTTTTTTCATTTATTCTTACCCTTCATGAAGTCACGTATATCTACAACCTTCGCTGGCTTACCGGGTTTACCCAACTCCCGACTAGCCTCGGATTCTTGAATCCATCGCTCGGCTTCTATCATTTTCTTCAACTTCTCAGGTGTCATTGTCCGCTCCTCCAACTTGATTGATAAGAGTATCGCATACAATTACACTGTTGTCAATAGTGTGAGCAAATATTTATGTATCGATTGTCACTAACCTGAATCCTAGCCAGTCACGCCTGAAGATTGGTGTCTGATACGCTCTTGATTCGCACATACCGTACGTTTGCTCAGCCGAGTACCATGAGCCCGTAGCCATACACTTCTGACCCTCCTTGGTGTCTTGTAGCCACTCAGCGACATTGCCAGATGCGTCGATGATTCCGTAGCCGTTTAAGTACGTGTTGTGCGTCCTAGAAACAGCAACAGTGCCGTACTTCTTTGACCGCGAAGATGTCCAAGTCACGGTATCGATATACGACTCACCCCACGGATACTGAGCGAGTGTTGGATGCACCCCACCCCTAGAGATGAGTGTCCACTCACTGTCGTAAGGAAGCCTCACCTTCTCCTCGTACTTCTCTTTCAGCCACTTACAGTAGTCTTGCACGTCATACCAATTGACGTTGACCATTGGGTGGTCATCTTGCCAACCAAACGATGGGGATAGCGGCATTTTGCGGGATGCTTCTTGACAGTATTGCTTGTACATCGCTACGGTCACTGGATAAACACCTACATTCATCCGTAGCCCAACCTTAGCGTACTTGTAGTCTTCGTATGTTTTCACTCGGGAATTACATCACGACTATTTATTTGCAACACTATTGACATTCATATTATTTTGGGTTACTATTTACACATGAGAAGGAAGAAGAGTTGGAAATCAAGCGACTTCTATTCCGTGCCTGTTGTATTCGATTGCCCTGACAAGGCGGTTCGGTACTCCAAACGGATGATAGTCAAGTCTGTGGCGTACGCCGTCGATGGCAAGTGCTGGGTAATCAATCCTGTTGATGCCCCTAAACTTGAGAAGGCTGGGTACATGATGCTGGATGAGTTGATTGTTTCCCAGATGCATAAGCCTTAGCGGAGCGCATCTGGTCAACCATTGACTCGTAAACCGACACCAATGGGCTCCACATTTCAGCGATGTCCTGACCAACTGGTTGCTTGCCATTCCACTTGCGACTCGCTGTCATCTGAGCATCTTCTGGATTGATTGGAGCCCAGATTGTCGTGAGGTAGTGTAACGGCACAGTGATGAAGTCATCATGAACACGAACTCGCACCGTTGATGGTGCAAGCCCGTATCCAACCTTACGTGGCGGGAACATTACTCGACATAGCGTCCCGTGCTTGATGACTGATGTCGTCCCATGAGGAGTGAAGTCACGAGAGAACTCTAGGAGGTTTCCAACCTTGATAGTCGGCTTCTCTTTCTTTGCTCGTGATGTGACCATGAGGTGAGTAGCCCATGCGGTGACATACCACTGACCAACAGCATGGAACTCATCTGGACTAATGAACTGTTCGACTACCCCCTCTTCATCAGCCTCAATCTTAGCCAGTTTGACGTTCAACACTAAGTCAGTTACCACTCCATTCAAATCGACTACCTTTACCAATGGAATGATGTTTCTCATACGGCTTGCATAGTCCTCCGACGAACAACTTCGTCATAAGCGTCAACGACGGCATCGATGATGTCGTCATGTCGTCCCATAGGGAACATACGCATCTCGTCAAGTACTTCGTTGTTCCATCTACCCTTGACCATGTAGACATTGCCATTGTTGATTTGACTTACCAGTGCCTCGGCTCGCACTATCTTGCTTCCACTTGGCATATGGATTGACACCTTATACCCGTGCAACATCTTCAGAAGATACTTAGCCTGAGAACGACCAGCCTGTGCTGGGTCTTGTGGCAAACGACACGTCGCCTCACGTCCATCGCCAATCGTCGTCCTGAGGATTAGGTCATCACGTTCCTCGACATCGAACTGACCTCTGACCAAGTCAAGTATCCAGAATCGCCCCTGTTTATCTAGTGCCGCTTTTATTCCAACGGTGTAGTCTCCACTACCCTTTACGGAAGCCAAGTCCCATGCCCTCACGAGTTTAGCGATGTCAGGCCCGTGGTCAACAATCGTAATCTTGTCTTGCTTGATGAACGAACCCGTCCTCTGAGTAGGAGTCTGTTGATACAGAGCAAGCCACGAGTACTCACCGTCGTTTTGCATCTGGACATCACGGATACGGTTGAGTGCATCAACTGGGTATCTGTCAGGCCACAGTGCTTCACCAATGTCACGTCCAAGTGGGTCATCTGGCTCATCCGCAATTGCCGGTAGTTTGAGGACAGTCCACCTATTCGGTTCAGAGTTGATAGCACGACTGATGATGTCATCGTGATGCCATCGAGTAGCCACGATAATCATCGCTCCGCCCGGTTCGAGACGGGTATAGATATCGTCTGTGTACCAGTCCCATGCTTTTTCACGAGCATTGATAGACTCAGCATCTTCACGAGAACGGATTGGGTCGTCAATGATGATGTGCTTGAAACCAACACCAGTAGGAGGAGAACCAACGCCTCTACTCATGAATGTCCCACCCTCAGGCATACCCCATTCATCTTGAGCCTTCGAACTCTCCATCAAAGCCCGACGTGAACTTACGATGGCACGAGCCTTACGGGAGAAGCGTCGAGCAATACGTTCGTTGTAGGCGGTGACCAAGACGTTACTCTCAGGTTCACGCTCAAAACAGTATGCACCGTATCGAACTGTAATCGTCTCAGTCTTCCCATGACGTGGAGGCATAGAAACGGCAAGGCGGTCTATCTGACCTCTGTCAATGGCATCCATGTGTTCACAGATGAGTTTGATGTGTGCGGGACTTGAATCCCATCCCTTTGGAAGCGTGTTTCGGAGGTACTCGTGGTAATCATCGAGTGAACCAACTTCAATCCCCTTGAAATACGGACTGAGAGCAGTCTTACCATCAGGACTCAGATTCCTCTTCAGTGCCTCCTCCATCAGAATCTTGCGTAAGTAGGGAGATAATTTGTTCATTCGTTAGTTCCTTCACTGTAATCTGTTGCTTGCGACCCCAGCGTTCAGAATGACCACGTTCCAGTAGCCATGCCGCCGCTGACCAGTTCTCCTCGGCCGCTTTGCGAACACGGGCAATAAGCCCAACTTCACCCTTTGCCTGCGCTTGTCTCACCTTCTGAGCAAACTCGACATATTCTTTGTAAGCCGGACGTTCATGCCCATGCTCACCTCTAGCAATCCACTTCTTCAGCGTGTCGTATGACACACCAGCCGCTTCTGCCGCAATCTTGAGCGTAGCCCCAGCCGTTACAGCATCAAGCACCTTCTTCTCGGACTCAGCATTCAACAGTGACCGTCGCCCATTCGGGTTTTTGCGCTCTTCGCCATAGCCTTCCATTACTCAACTAGCCTCGCTTTTCTTCGTGTAGTCTTTTCCCAGTACATAATCAATGCGTCACACACAACCGTGTCGATACCAACCTTGAGTTCAGTGTCATCAAGCATCCATACCTCACCGACGGCACAACGCTCTTCAGGTTGCTCTGGTTCCTCAGTCTCTTCATTGAGTGAGTTAGATGCATCCGTAGCCGAACTTGCCAGAAGCCCTATGAGTTCGTCCAAGTCACCATCGTCAAAGCCTGTTCCAGCCAAGCCTTGCTCAGTAGCGATTAGGGTGGACAACAATTCAGCCAGACCAGTTTCGTCATCCACACCTAACCTCGTCGTTCTGTTATCAACCAAGAGGAAGCGCACCTCATCACGTTCATCGACATCGACATACTGAACAGGTATCGTCTCGAACCCAAGGTTGAGTGCCGCCATATAGCGGTGGTTGCCAGCGAGAATGTGGTTGTTTCGCTTGTTGACTACGATGCGCCCGTAGAAACCATTACGCTGAATAGATTCAATGATTGCACCCACGTCGCCTTGGTTGACGTTGTCCTCATGAGGCTTGAGTAGCCTCATATCAACTTCAGATGTCTCGTCGTTGATTGTCATATGAGGTCTTTCTTCTTCCAGATGTCGTCGTAACCGAGGATTTCCATGTTCTCGAGTTTGATTGGGAATATGCGGTGAGACACCTTCACCACTAGTTGCTCAATCTCATCAAGTTCTAGTTCAACCCCACGGAGGATGACCAATGTCTGTTCCCCAACGATGTCTTCCTCGATAAGACCGAACTTCCACTTGCCGTCCTTAGCCCCACGGTAGCGAACCCGAGCCCCCTTCCGTGTGACATCGAGTTTTCCACGCCGTGATGAAATTCCAAGCCCATATGCAATTGCATTGGAGACTAAACAGATAATCAACCAACTGGTATCTATGCCCATTTTTTGTTCCACCTTTCCATGCCTTCTTTAGCCGTATTCTGATTACGACTAGCCCGATACAAGCCGAACGCCCTCTTGGCTACACTCAGGTTCACAAAGTGCTTGTTCTGAGTAAAGCCCCCAGCCTCACGTACAAACTGAGCCCTAACATCTTCAGGAATCTTCTCCAACTCATCTTCGAGTTCAGCCCTGTGTGTAGCATCCATAACCATGTG